GCACAGGGCAGGGGGCTTAGGTTTAGTAAGTGGGCTTACTTATCAGGAAGACGCGCCTTGTTCACCTAGGAGACCACGAACGACGACTAGACCGTACATATCTGGACGAACCATCTTCTTCGCGTAGCGGGTCATAACACCCTTGCGCGGCACGAAGTCTTCAGGTCCGAAGATTGTGGGAGTAGTCTGTAGTGGCACGTAAGGTGCGTAGACATAACCAGACTCTAGGAAGCTAGAGCCACGACGACCAATAAGCACAAGGTTACGCGGGAAGTAAGGGTCAACAATAACATCATACTTCTTGCTTAGTGAACCAGTCTTAAGAGCGCCGATGGAACCCTTCTCATCATCGAGAGTGACAGCAGCACGGAAGCCAGCGGTGAACTCAAGGATGTTGGCAACTTCGGGTGAGGTCACGACGAAGTTGGCACCACCACGGAGAGTCTTGCGGTGAATCTGTGCGGAGACATCGTTGATGGTCTCAACGAGGGTCTCGTACCACTCAGAAACGGTACCGGTGAAGTCAGGAGCAGCGGAAGCAGCGCCTAGCTCGTTACCGTTAACGTCAACGAAAAGACCGGGTGCGCGTGACCAGTAGCGAGTACCAGCGGTAGCACCGTTAACAAGGTCAGCAAGGATCTCACGGTCAATCTCAAGAGCAATCTGCTCGGAGAGAATTGAGGTAAGTTCAACCTCTGCATCCAAGTTATGGTATGCGTTGAGGTCCTGACCAAGCTCTGGGGTCCACTTAGCCTTGAGCTTCTTGGTCTGAGCGGTAATCGCGGTTGAATCAACCTTGATGTCAATCTCAGGTATAGCAGTCTCAGCTTCCATTGGGAACAAGTTACCTGTCCCACCAACAGCACCGAGAGTTGTCGAAGCTACAAGTCTATCAACGACTGGGAAGGTAAACTGGGCAGCAGTGAAGCCGGCATCTAGTGCAGCAGCAGCCTGATCGCTAGCTGATCCAGCAGCAATCGTATATACCAACCTGATAGAATCACTGGTAGCATCTGCTGGTGTGTTATCGGCATCTGCTGCTCTTACGCGATCAGATAGACGACGAATTTGAGCAGCAGTGTTAGCTGTGATAGCTGTGACCGCAGTGTTAAGACCAGTAGGGTACCTATAAAGGCAGAGAGGTTGTTAAAATCTGCATCGCCCTCGTTTGAAACGATATTTGCTGGGTCAATATCTAAAACAACAACTCTGAGGCTGCTATCGGTGCTAGCTAGAAGATCTGGATCGTACTTAATTCTTTTCTTGTGTGGGTCAGAAACTGCACCATCAAGCAAGAAAATCAAAGCAGTGTTCTCGGCATCAGCAGCCAAGTTGGCGTTCAAGCTACCACTTGGAGATGCGTAAGCATAACCAGTTGAGCCATCGCGACCGGGACCAGAAAAGCCAGCCTTTGAGGTAGCGTTGATTAGATCAACACCATCGATTACGGCAGCACCGACCTGATCGGTGCCGTAGATGGATTTGTCGGCAACGTTACCCATACGTGGGAATGCGCCAGTGCCACCGGCTGCGTCTCCAGAGAACTTGAAGTCGAGGAAGAAGATGAGACCACTGGGTAGGCTCATCGGCTGAACGCTAACGAGATCGTTGGCGATAAGACCAGCGAAGACGCGGCGAACAATTGGGAAAGCAACAGCAGCGAAGCCTTCGACAGAACCAGCACCAAGGGTGGTCTGCTCACGAAGAAGCTCTTTAGCTTGGTTTTCAAGTAGACGAGCCATTGAGTTTTGCTTGCGCTCAGTCTCGATGCCCTCTAGAAGTCCGGTCTTCTTCCACTTGGAAAGAAGTGCGTGGGACTCCGCACGCATATCACGATTGACTACACCCTCGGTGAGTCTTTGTACAATACTAGACATAATTATAAATCCTCCTTAAATTTGATTTAATTGATACCTGCTAGTTTACGCATTCTCGCGGTAAAAGGATCAGCCTTTGGCTCTTCCTTACGAGATGCACGGATAATGGAAGTTGGACGGTTGATAGCTTCGCTTAGTGATTGTGGTCCCCTCTTGGGAGTGGACGACACTGTGCTTTGAAGTGTCTCGTGGATTGTCTTTGCTTCCTCAACCGAACCAGC